CTAGGCACAACTTTCACTACAATATTTTTTCATTTCCGTCGTTGGGATAACTCCACGCATGAAATGAAGTGGTCTTTTAATACTTTTGCTTTCTTCAATTTCTTTATTGCAAAGGTGGTAAGCACATTTTATTTTCTTAGTCATCACCATGACTCCGCCTTTACAGGTAAACCATCACGACCGAGGAAGACTTTAATCATGCAGTCAGTAATGCATGTTTTTGTAGTCAGGTTACGAATATAAAGTTTTCGCTTTTTAATATTGTTTGCCGAGGCAATATATGTCCGGCCTTCATGAAGAATATAGTCACCAGGAGTCACACACTGACGTGGTATTTCATCAGTTCCGAAGTGATGTGCAATCATAATTATCTCCATTTTTACAAATGAACTTTGTTGATGCGGTGCCTAGTGCCTCCAGGTGACTGCAACCAGTTAACAATTACAGTCGGCTTTCCCACCCAAACCAATAAGGACTAACATGACTTTTAACTGTGCCGCGTGCGCTTAGCCGCATTCACCGCATCACAAAATTCACTTTAAAAAGGGCGGACATCAGTCGAACTTCAAGAAAAAACTGATGCCGCCAAGACTACACACAGCAGTGTTGTTATCCACAACCGGAGGCGCACTCCCACCATTTAAATTTAACAGACAAGACCGACTCTTTATGGATATCGGAAATGCGACTTCGTGTTGTGCCCGGTTTTATTTCACCACCTCCGGGCTTTGGTGGTTTCTGCTATACCCCTACAGCGAGAATATTGAATTAATCCAAATAATGGATTAGCAAGTATTTCTGGCAAGCCAGCGACGTGCGCCCGTTTCAGTTTTGAATGTCTTGCTTTTGGTATAAGTCATGGCAGTGAACGTTCCATCCTGGTTGGGGAACACGCCGCACCCCAGGGATTCGTTATTGCCGAGGTCGATTTTTTGCATTTTTCGCACCTCACATTTTGTTGTTGCGGATAGAGGCTTCTGCCTGCCAGAGATCCCAGTCGTTGCTGCGTAAAGCCTGCACAGCCTGGTTGTAAGTGATACCGCAACAATCCATCAAATACTGAACTACTTCGTAATGCACCATCTTATCTCTCCCCTTAACGCCGGGTGGCGGAACTAAAACCTACAGCGCCGTGCTGCTTCTGCAATAATATTAGTTATATTCATATTGATGATCAACATAAATATGCATTTTGTTGATAAAAATGTACTATCCTAATGAAAATTTTAGTGTTTTTTTTGATAAAAAAGTAAGGCGATGGGGGCGCAGGGGACAAAAAAACCGCCAGGGATGGCGGTTTAGTTACGAGGTAGTGGGGGCTATTTCTTTATGCGTTTCTGAGCTGCCAGCATATTTTCAAACGCTTCTTTGTAGAGTTCATTCTGGCCTTTAAGCCTTTCGATTAGTTTTGCTTTTTCTGATTCGGGGAGGATATCAAAAAGATCCAGTAAATCAGCTTGTTGCTTGTTAACCATCCGCCACCCTTCGCCTTCGAAACTTTCGTCATAAGTTCCAGAGGAACGGACGTAATTCATCAGATCAGCTAAATCAGGCCTCAAGTCTTCAGGCTTAACTCTTAGCAATACTGCGAATTTTAATGCCGCATCAGTGTTAAGTGGAGCCTTTCCGTTGAGATAGTGGCTAACCGTAGATTGCGTCTCAAAGCCCATTAGCTCGGCAGCAAGCTCCTGAGTCAATTTGAGCTCTCTTTTTTTTGCATCCCAGATTCCGCGTAGACGCTGCGTAGCTTCTGGCGATGCGATTTCTTCGCGTTTTCTTCTCATACCACCATCTTATGAACACAGCTCATAATCTCAAACTGATATAAGTATTGATCATTTAAATTAGTATAGTTAATATTTTGGCGAACATTACTAAGGTGACCCTTATGACATTAGATGAATATTTGAAAAAAAATCGTGTACGACAGTCTTGTTTGGCCGCGCTGGCTGGTTGTTCGCAATCAATGATTAGCCTCGTTGCTACTGGACGTAGTCAGTTAAGCCCTGAAAAGGTATTGCGTATCGCAGAGGCTACGAATTTCGAGGTTACACCTCATGAACTCCGGCCTGATATCTACCCGAATCCGACCGATGGTTTACCTGTTGGATGTAAGGCTAACACACAAAATGCACAGGAGTTGATTCATGAAAATCAGGCATGAGCACATCGAATCAGTGCTGTTAGCCCTGGCCGCTGAAAAAGGGCAGGCATGGGTAGCCAATGCAATTACTGAAGAATATCTGCGCCAGGGGGGCGGCGAATTGCCCCTGGTACCAGGCAAGGACTGGAATAATCAGCAGAACATCTATCACCGTTGGTTAAAAGGTGAAACGAAAGCGCAAAGGGAAAAAATTCAGACACTGATCCCTGCGGTTCTGGCAATTCTTCCGCGCGAGCTGCGTCACCGACTCTGCATCTTCGATACCCTGGAACGCCGTGCATTACTGGCGGCGCAGGAAGCGTTGAGTACGGCAATTGATGCGCATGATGATGCAGTCCAGGCCGTTTACCGGAAAGCACATTTCAGCGGTGGTGGGTCGCCCGGTGATTCTGTCGTAGTGCATTGATTGAAATTAATCGTGCCGGATTGTTTTGTTCGGTATCAGTTAAATGTAACGCTGCGAGCGTTACAAGGTGAAAACAAATGGCTTCAAACTGGATAAAGCTCGAGGTTATTACGCCGGATAAGCCGGAAATATTCAGGCTTGCTGAGATTCTGAATATTGATCCAGATGCCGCATTAGGGAAGGTTATTCGCTTCTGGGCATGGGCGGATCAACAAATGATAGACGGTAATGCAGATTGTAACGCTCGCGGCGTTACAAAAAGTGCAATAGATCGCATCACTTTTATGGCTGGTTTTGCTGATGCGTTAATTCAGGTTGGATGGCTGGTCGAAAATGACGTTGGGCTTTCTCTACCTAACTTTGAACGCCATAACGGAAAAAGCTCTAAAAAACGGGCGGTTACAAACGAGCGAGTTACAAAAATACGTGAACTGAAACGAAAAGGTAACGCTGCCGGCGTTACACAAACGGATCAAAAAGCGCTACCAGAGGAAGAGGAAGAGGAAGATCTAAATACTGATCTCCCCCTAAATCCCCCTCGCCAAAAACGAGCGTCTAAAAAATTCGAGCCGGAGGCTATTGAGCTGCCCGATTGGTTGCCGGAAACACTCTGGCATGAGTGGGTCCGGTTCAGACAGGCATTGCGAAAACCGATTCGAACGGAGCAGGGCGCTAACGGGGCGATACGGGAACTGGAAAAATTCCGTCAGCAGGGGTTTACACCTGAGCAGGTGATTCGACACAGCATCGCCAATGAATACCAGGGCCTGTTCGCGCCGAAAGGTGTTCGGCCTGAGACGTTGCTCCGACAGGTTAACACCGTCTCGTTGCCGGACAGTGCGATCCCGCCAGGCTTCAGGGGGTAACAGACCATGAAAAATATTGCGACAGGAGGCGTTCTGGAGCGTATCCGCAGACTGACCCCACCACATGTAACCGCCCCATTCAGAACGGTTGCGGAGTGGCGCGAGTGGCAACTTGCTGAAGGCCAGAAACGTAGCGAGGAGATCAACCGCCTGAATCGCCAGTTGCGGGTGGAAAAAATTCTGAATCGCTCAGGCATCCAGCCGTTGCACCGTAAATGCTCGTTTGCGAATTACCAGGTGCAGAACGACGGCCAGCGATACGCGTTAAGCCAGGCGAAATCCATCGCCGATGAACTGATGACCGGGTGTACAAATTTTGCGTTCAGCGGAAAACCTGGTACCGGGAAGAATCACTTAGCGGCAGCTATCGGGAATCGCCTGCTGAAAGACGGTCAGACAGTGATTGTGGTTACCGTGGCTGATGTTATGAGCGCCCTGCACGCCAGCTATGACGACGGGCAGTCAGGCGAAAAATTTTTGCGGGAACTGTGCGAAGTGGATCTGCTGGTTCTTGATGAAATTGGCATTCAGCGCGAGACGAAAAACGAGCAGGTGGTACTGCACCAGATTATTGATCGACGGACAGCGTCGATGCGTAGCGTGGGAATGCTGACAAACCTGAACTATGAGGCCATGAAAACATTGCTCGGCGAGCGGATTATGGATCGCATGACCATGAACGGCGGGCGCTGGGTGAATTTTAACTGGGAGAGCTGGCGCCCGAATGTTGGTCAGCCAGGTATTGAAAAGTAATTTTTACCGGGAGGAAATTTATGGAGACTGTTTTTGACGCACTGAAAGCGATGGGAAAAGCCACGTCGGTAGAGCTGGCTGCGCGACTTGATATCAGTCGTGAAGAAGTACTGAACGAGCTGTGGGAACTGAAAAAGGCTGGCTTCGTTGATAAAAGCGCATACACCTGGCGTGTGGCTGATAACAACGTTCAGCAGGAACAGCCAGCGCCAGAAGAACAGCCGGAAGAAACCAGCACGGCGACAGTAGCGAAAATCTCAGAGTGCGATTTAACCGCGACGATTGAACAACGCGGACCACAAACGGCGGATGAACTGGCTACATTGTTTGGTACCACATCACGCAAAGTGGCTTCAACGCTGGCAATGGCAATCAGCAAAGGTCGTCTGATTCGCGTAAATCAGGGCGGTAAATTTCGTTACTGCATACCGGGCGATAATTTACCAGCAGAGCCGAAAGCAGCATCGGTAGCGGAAACTGATGGTAAGGCTTTTCCTCAGCCCGCAGGTGTTGCGTTACCAGTACAGGAGGCTGCAACACAGGAAGAAATTAAAACAGATACTGTAGCGGACATTGTGCAGTCGTTGCCATCGTTTACCGAAACGCGGGCGGATGATTTGATTTTGCCATCGCTGCATCTGGCAAACCGCAAACTGCGTCGGGCGAAAAGCCATGTCCAGAAGTGGGAGCGTGTCTGCGCCGCGCTGCGGGAGTTGAACAAGCACCGGGATATTGTTCGCCAGATTACTGATTCTTCCCGCTGTGTTGTATCGGAAAAGTGATTGCCGGAGGCGCTTATGGCAAAAGTATTTACACAAGAAGAGCGGGAAAAAATTAAGGGGCAGGTTGTTGAACTCGTGCGCCAGAATGGGCGCGAGACGTTACGACAACTTGAAGCTAAGACAGGTGCGACAAGATATTTAATGAGCGTTCTCGCCAGAGAGCTGGTTGCCAGTGGCGATGTATATAACTCCGGCTACGGGCTATTTCCCTCTGAACAGGCTCGTAAGGACTGGCAAAACGCCCGCAAAAAACTATCGAGGGCAAAGGTGAAGAAAACGGCTGTGGTTGATCCGGACCTTATCAGGTCATTACCTGACGGAGAAATACGCCGCTACGACAGGCGTCAGAACATAATCTGTCGCGAGTGCCGGAAGAGTGAGGTTATGCAGCGAGTGCTGGCGTTTTATCAGGGGGAATTTCAGGAGGTGATGCTGTGAGCGAATCAAAATGTCAGGTTAATAGCAATCAGATAGAACCATGTGCGGTACTGGCAAAAGCCCTTGAGCATGATGCTGAATACACGACGCGAAAAGGTCTGCTGATATACAAAATCTGGAATGAGAATTTAACTCGCGACCATGATTTGGTGATGTTGCGTTCCGGTGAATTTTCTAAATTACCAGTGCGGGTTTCATTTTGTCCGTTCTGTGGTGAAAGTCTGAAAACGTGGGAGAACAGAAATGAATGAAATTAAAGAAATACCAGTAGTACGTGATGAATATGGCTGCTGGACGCATCCTGAATATGAAAAATTCTGTGATGGTAGAGAACATATTTCAACGGAAGAGTTTAACGCATGGATGGAGGAAAATAATCTTCAATGGACCATCAGAACTATGGATGAAGATGATTTTAATCTGGACGCAGATGGTCCCGATATTGCCTCTTGGAAACCGGAGCGCCCGGAAGGTGAAGGCTGGTTCATTGGTTCCATTCATGACACTGAAGATGGTCCTGTTTGTGTATGGCTGAGAAATAAGACTGAAGCATAAAGGCGATAAACCACCTGACAACAAAATACTGAAAATTTAAATCAGAAGTGAATTTTATTAAATCCTTAACCGGAGGGATTTCTGCACCCTCAGAACATCAGGAGGCCGCCTGAAAGGGCGGTAATGAAAAATGACTGAATTAACCAAAGAGCAATTAATCGAAGAAGCCAAATTAAAAATAGCGATTGCGAAATGCCACTCAAATTCAGGGATGGCGCAGGTAGAGGGCGAGTTATTCAAAATTGCACTGGCATCACTGGAAGCAGAGCCGGTGGCGTGGAAGGCAACCTTCACGCAAATTAACCATGAATGTAATACGTTCACCCTTATGAATTCTGACAAAGCAGAAATCGAACGGTGGGTGCGACTGCATAAAGTAGGTGATTTTCGGGCAGAAATAACACCGCTTTACGCAGCGCCGCCAGCGATGGTAGTGCCTGATGAAATGGATTTGCTTACCTGCCATCTCGACGGTGTAACTGAAACATATGCTGATGGCTGGAACGCCTGCCGTGTCGCCATGCTTCAGGCCGAAAACTTTCGGGAAAGTAAGAATTCGTCAACCAACAATTTTCGGGAAATCTCGGAAACGTCAACCAGCTCTCCGGGAACTCCGGCTGGCTGGATAAGCTGTAGTGATGCAGTTCCTGCTGAATATTGCGATGTGATTCTTCTCGATGATCTCGGGAATGTATTCCCCGGTTCCTGGGATAAGGTTTTTTGCCCCACTCGTGGCGGGAATAAGATGGCTTTTGTAGACAAAGACGGCGTCGAAGTAGAGAGCTCAACTCACTGGATGCCGCTACCAGAACCGCCGCAGGAGGTGAATCAATGACCCGGCCTGAGGCATTCACCACGGTAGGAATTGCGATGGCGGTGGCGCTGGTGGTGTATTCGATTTGCCGCTGGGGATAAAAACGGTTTGCGGGAAAAGGAGAGTTAAGTAGAATTGCTGCGGGTGCTTGAGGCTATCTGCCTCGGGCATGAACACCAAAGGCAGATAGAGAAAAGCCCCAGTTAACATTACGCGTCCTGCAAGACGCTTAACATTAATCTGAGGCCCAATCTATGTCTCACAAATGTAGGTTAGCCTCTTACGTGCCGAAAGGCAAGGAGAAGCAGGCTATGAAGCAGCAAAAGGCGATGTTAATCGCCCTGATCGTCATCTGTTTAACCGTCATAGTGACGGCACTGGTAACGAGGAAAGACCTCTGCGAGGTACGAATCCGAACCGGCCAGACGGAGGTCGCTGTCTTCACAGCTTACGAACCTGAGGAGTAAGAGACCAGGCGAGGGAGAAATCCCTCGCCGCCTATGATGTGTCAGGCATCTTCAACGCACCCGCACTTAACCCGCTTCGGCGGGTTTTTGTTTTTATTTTCAATACGTTTGAAGTTATGGACGATGCCGGAATAGAATCAAAAATACTTAAGTAGCGCGCAGGGAGAAGAGGGATGGACCCCGAACAGGGGGGTGCTATTTATCTGGAAGGATTCTGTTGATGAAAATTGAAGAATTACGTGAAATTTTTAGTGAAAATGGCCTCTTTGCTGTGCGCGTTGAGAATGGGGAAGTTATCTACGCAACGTTAATCCCTGATAATCATGTAATTTTATCTATCGAGGCATTCATTGAATATCTTGAAAGGCTCGGTTTCAAGGTGATTCGGGAATGAGTTATAATTCGTAAGCCAGCCTGAACAACTGGCAACCTACAGCGCCATTGGAGACAGCAATGGCGCATATACAACTGGTCAAACAAACCTCTTCCGGATTACTTCTCCCGGCGACGCCGGAGAGTTGCGATTTTTTGCATCAAATCAAAATAGGTGAGTGGATACACGCAGACTTTAAGCGTGTGCGTAACTACTCATTCCACAAGCGTTTTTTCAAACTCCTGCAACTGGGATTCGATTACTGGACTCCGGTCGGTGGGGTGATCACGCCTCGCGAACGAGAACTGGTGTCCGGTTTCGTTGATTTCCTGTGCGAATCAGTAGGTCGGGAACATACGCCAGCCCTTAGTGATGCTGCAGAGCAATACCTTAACACCGTTGCGACTCGCAGAACCCGGGATACGGCCTTACTCAAGTCATTTGACGCTTTTCGCGAATGGATAACCATTCAGGCCGGATTTTACACCGAGCATTTTTATCCGGACGGTAGCCGTGGACGCCGGGCGAAATCCATCGCTTTTGCGAATATGGACGAAACCGAGTTTCAGCAGGTTTATAAATCTGTACTGAATGTGCTGTGGAACTGGATCCTGTTCCGTAAATTTTCCTCTCCGGAGGAAGTCGAAAATGTGGTCGCACAGTTACTGGAGTTTGCGTAATGGTGGATTTACGTAAAGCGGCGCGGGGGCAGATGTGCACCGTCAGAATTCCTGGCTACTGCAATCACAATCCCGAAACTTCTGTGCTGGCGCATTACCGACTGGCGGGGACGTGCGGAACAGCGGCAAAACCACACGATATGCAGGCAGCGATTGCCTGTAGATCGTGCCACGATTTAATCGACGGGCGGGTAAAAACCAGTGATTACACCAAAGAAGAATTACGCCTGATGCATGCAGAAGGTGTTTTTCGCACACAAGAAATCTGGAGAAAGGAGGGATATTTATGATTTACCCAACGAATACAGGAAAAAGCGGAGAACACCTTCGTCTCACTACGCTGGAAAGTGTCTGGATTCAGGGAAAACTACGTATGTGGGGGCGCTGGTCATATATTGGTGGTGGCAGGTCAGGAAATATGTTCAATCAGTTGTTGGCATCCAAAAAATTGACGAAAACAGCCATCAATGAAGCCCTGCGCAGAATGAAAAAAGCGGGAATAGAGAAACCTGAGCTGGAAGCGTTTTTGCGAGAGATGATCAATGGTAAGCAAAAGAGCTGGCTGGCGCATTGTACTGATGCAGAGGCGTTATGTATTGATCGGGTTATAAGTGAGGTGCTGGCAGAACATCCGGGATTGATTAGCATCCTCCGACAACGGTATGAGGGGCGAGGAATGAGTAAGAGAAGGATGGCCGGGTTACTAAACGAACAGTATCCAGAGTGTTGTTTTAGCACATGCGAAAAGCGAATTGCTAATTGGTTGGCTGTTGCTGAGTGTGCGCTATACATTCCCATGCGAGAATCATTTGCTCAAAAAATGGCTTGATTTCTTACGCATAAACTGCTTCAATTCCGATACGCTTCGCAAAGCTGTATCGCGTGGCGAATTAATCGCATGAACTTCACCAGAACCCGCCATTGAGCGGGTTTTGTTGTTATGTTTAACCATCTACGGGAGAGCTGGCGCTCTACTGACTGGTATTTTGATAACGAAATCTTAAATATTTTATATTGTGATTGTTAGTTGTCTAAATTTTATGTATGTTAAGCGGCACAGGATTCCTCCTGCGACGAAGTTTTAGTGGAATCATTATTTACTTTTCTTATGCCAGCCTTTCCTTGAGGTTGGTTTTTTTATACCTGAAAAAGCAGGTTGGTACGTTAAACTTTATGATGGCTATGCAATTTTAGTTTCTCCTTTCCTGAACCCTCTTGACTACATGGAATTTTCTTTGTTATGTAAAGCGAGTTAATGTTGTTAAGTTGTTAGAGGATGATTATGAGTGACAGTACTCTGCTCAGGAATTCTTCACTTTTTGTTGCTTACATGGGGTGTCTTGGGTGGGGAAGTGCTTATTTCTATGGCTGGGGTACTTCCTTTTACTATGGCTTTCCATGGTGGGTTGTCGGGGCCGGTGTTGATGATGTGGCCAGAAGCCTGTTTTATGCTGTCACAGTTATCGTTATATTCTTGGCTGGATGGGGGATCGGTATTGTCTTCTTTCTGGGGATCAAACAAAAAAATAATATGAAGGATTTGAGTGCTGTCAGGCTTTTTCTTGCGATATTGTTGCTTTTTGTTCCTCCGGCTCTGGAGTTTTCGGTAATTCATCAGCACTTTGTACCAGATGCATTGGTTTTATGCGCTATTGTGGCATTAATAATTACCATGTTCGTCAGAACGGGCAGGAAGTTTATTTACGTTAAATGTATTTCTGAAGTGTCTTTTATTCGGCATCACAAGATTGAGTGTGTTATGGCCGGATTCATGCTCTATTTCTGGTTGTTTTCGCTTATTGCTGGATGGTACAAACCTCAGTTTAAGAAGGAGTATCAGACACTTCACTATGAGAGCGTTTGGTATTACGTTCTTGCTCGCTATGGTGATCGCTTGGTTTTATCAAAATCGTACAGGCACGGTAGTACGAATTTCGTTATACTTAATAGCGCACATACAGATGAATTTGAAATTAATATAGTCAAAGTGCGCTAAAACATTATGAGTAACCGGGATATAGACTTTTCTGCTTGTTGTTCAGATATTTTTACTTGATTGTAGCTGACATACAAGATTTAAACGGTTGTGTTGGGTGGATTACAGCGCTAAACTGATTCAGTCAATATTTTTCAATCGGCCCTTTAGCTCAGTGGTGAGAGCGAGCGACTCATAATCGCCAGGTCGCTGGTTCAAATCCAGCAAGGGCCACCATTCCGCCACTAGCTCATCGGGATAGAGCATCAACCTTCTAAGTTGATTGTGCGAGGTTCGAGTCCTCGGTGGCGGACCATTCCATGCAAGTTTAGCTGGCAGCGCTATTAGCTCGGCGTAATAGGGCTATTCGTTAGGCTCTGTTAGTTCACCATATTTCGTCAAAACTTTTCTTTTCAACGCTACAGTTAACATTAATCATTACAAAAACTACTGTTGATGTAAGTCTTGTGAACTGTTATTTCTGAAGAGCTTACTGTGATTTATTGCGACAACGGAGTTAGCGTACTCCCAATTTGTTCATTTTTATGTTGTTTTTTTTTCGCAATTTCCTGTGAGAAATCAGAAGTCTGGATGAAATAACATAAATTGTATGCGTCTGATACATATTTATACATATGTTTAAATATGAAAACTAATTAGTTTTTGATGTCATATAAATTATCGGTAATATTACTCTCGACCCGAAAGGCAGCAAGTTTCTGTTCACAGGGGTGTTACCCGCTGTCTTGCGGGTCATTGCTGGCATCCGTTTAATCATAATGAAGGGCTGTTATCAGTATCAGTGTCATTATTGTGGTTACGGAGGCCTGCTCTATATGCAGGTATCGTATAGTGGTTATTACATCAGCCTTAGGTTGGTAATGCCGGTTCGATTCCTGTTCTCCGCAACTTCATTGTTTTTTGGACAAGTTTTTACAGCACTGGCGGTTTTCGTGAGGAACAGATCTCTTTAATACCTTTATCGTCCCTCATTCTGTAATGGAGATCGGTTACAGACTCAGTGCTGTATTTTTTATGACACAGAAATGGCGCATTGCCCACGAAAGGAAGCAGGATTTAGCGTGGAGTAACCAGTGATGCGCCATCTCTGTGTCGGAAAACATGAATTGGGGCGTTCCTCAGTGCGAGGGTGGTTTATAGAGTCGGTTTAGCGGGAAACCACAGTATCCACGTAAAGTGGAATACTTCGGGAGGCACCCGATGCCCCAAACCCAATAATCATTATAATATTGTGTCCTTTTATCGTTTTAGCCGCCGCCCCGGGCGGTTTTTTTATTCAGTTTTTATGGCTCGCCCTGGCGGGCCTTTTTCATTGTGTGCCGGAATTCTCAGCTGCCGGTGGGTGGTGATCAGACGGCAAAAGAGATAACTAAAGATTTTTAATTCGGTTATGATATGGCTTGTATATTTATGATACATATGTATACATATTTTCAAAAATAAAAACCAAATATATTTTGGATATCTGAAAAACAGTTGTTAGTATTTTTGCGTCTGGAAGGTGTTTATCTTTTATGTTAGCAGGGGTGCTGTTTGCCACCGGAAAGACCAGTGCGGGCTCTCTTGGTAATTCGTGTTATTCCGGGGGCCAGCACAGTATGCGGGCATCGTATAATGGCTATTACCTTAGCCTTCCAAGCTGATGATGCGGGTTCGATTCCCGCTGCCCGCTCAACAGTAACTAAGGCGAGATTGTGTTAGGCACTGACATAATATATGTAGGGTGTTTTTTATGGTTCCTTGCGCCCCCTGTTCTGTAATGAGTGATATTCGTTGCGGTTCCAGTGCCATTTTTTACACCATCGGAATAATGCATTATTAGCAAATATTTTTACTACTTTAAATGCATTATTCTGATGTTGTAAACATCGACAAAAACAAAACTGTGATTGGTCATATACTAAGCCAAGCCCGGAAATACATCCTTAACCGCCGCACCTGGCGGTTTTTTTTTATTCAGTTTTTTATGGCTCGCTCCGGCGGGCCTTTTTCATATCCGCGCCACGCCCGGCGCACATCACATCAGATAACACCACACAAAAGGCATCTGCGGGTGCCTTTGACAGGGTGTTTTTACGGGCCGCTGGCGGCCCTTTTTTATTTGTGGGAGGAAAAAGCATGTCTGAACCCTTATCCGGTTCCGGTACGGCTGCGGCGCTCGGTGGGGCGACGGTATTTGGACTGTTTACCGGAACGGATTTCGGGATTGTGTTTGGTGCATTCGCCGGGGCGTTGTTTGTGGCGACGATACCCCAGCAGATTTCTGTCTGGCGTGTGGCGGCGCATTTTCTGGTGTCGTTTATCGTTGGCGTGCTGGGGGCGGATGTCATGGCGTCTTATCTGGTCGAAAAACTGGGGCTACACAGCACATCTCTCGACGCGCTTTGCGCGGTACTGGTATCGGTGATTTCGGTGAAGATTCTGTCGTTCATCCACCAGCAGGATATTGCATCACTGGTATCGCCCGTTACAAGAACTGTCTCCGTATGCACACAATGCCAGGACACACAGCCCTGAGCAGGTGGCACAACTGGTAGAAAGCATTAAGCAATTCGGCTGGACTAATCCAGTGCTGATTGATGAAAAGGGCGAAATTATTGCTGGTCACGGTCGCGTTATGGCGGCTGAGGCGCTCAAAATGGATTCGGTTCCGGTTATTGTTCTGTCTGGTCTGACGGATGATCAGAAAAAGGCGTACCGCCTGGCAGATAATCGCCTGCCGATGAATGCTGGCTGGGATGAAGATCTGTTACGGATGGAGCTGTCGGACCTAATCAATGCTGATTTTGATATCTCCCTGACAGGATTCAGCCCGACAGAAATTGATGAACTGTTGACGGATGTTTTGCCCGGTACAGGAAATGAGGAGGAACCGTACACGACGAAAATTGATACGCCTGTTTATGAGCCGTCGGGCGATAAACCAGATATCAGTGAACTGTACGACGATACGAAAACTCAGGAGTTGATCAGCCGGATACGTTCGGCGTCCCTTGATCCTGATATTGAGAAATTCCTCCTGTGTGCGGCAGAACGTCATACGGTGTTTAATTTCAGCAGAATTGCGGACTATTACGCTCACGCCCCCGCTGAAATTCAGTGCTTTTTCGAGGAATCGGCGCTGGTGATCATTGATTATCAGCAGGCTATTGAAAATGGATTTGTCCGGATGACGCAGCGTATGGTGGAGATCATGCATGGCGGGGAGGAGGAGGAATATGCGTGATGATTTTTGCGCCTTTATTCTGACTCACGGGCGACCGGACAAAGTTCTGACTTACCGGACGTTGCGTCGTGCTGGCTATACCGGGAAAATTTTTATCGTTGTTGATGATGAAGATAATACACGGCATCACTACATAGCTGAATTTAGTGAACAGGTGCTGGTGTTTTCCAAAGCCGATATCGCCAGTCGTTTTGACGAAGCCGATAATTTCGGTGACCGCCGATCAATTTTTTACGCCCGTAATGCCTGTTTCGACCTGGCAAAACTGGTCGGGTGTAAATACTTCATTCAGCTCGATGATGATTATCACGAGTTCCAGTTTCGGGTGGATCGCAACTATGACCAGGCCTATTTCCCGATAAGAAAACTGGATGCGATCCTTTCTGAAATGCTGGCGTACTACGAATCAATACCTGCGCTTTCCATCGCTATGTCGCAGGGCGGAGATTTTCTTGGTGACAATGGCGGCCATGCTTCGTGGGTGAAACGCAAGGCAATGAACAGTTTTATCTGTTCCGTTGATCGACCGTTCTCATTCATGGGGCGCATTAACGAGGATGTGAATACGTATACGAATCTTGGTCGCTGTGGTGAATTGTTTATGACGATCGGTGCTGTCCAGTTAGGGCAGAAACAGACGCAGAAAAACAGCGGCGGAATGACCGAGCTGTATCTGGACTCCGGAACCTACGTTAAAAGTTTTTACTCCGTCATGTATGCGCCGTCGTGCGTAAAAATCTCACTGATGGGTGCCAGCCATAAACGCATTCACCATCAGGTCACCTGGAACAACGCTGCAGTAAAAATCCTTCACGAAAAATACAGGAAGAAGACACCCTGCATATCAATGGGGGTGACAAATGATTCCGTATTCGAAAGTAGAGTCTCTGGCAGCGTGCCGGATGACTGCACAACAAATCGCTGACGTTCTGGATGTTGATCTGAACCGACTGAAAGAAAATCGGGAAGCAATGACAGATTTTTACGCATCCATCCGTAAGGGCAGAGCGAAAGGTGAAGCCGAACTACGGGCGGCATTGTTTAAGCTTGCCAGAAAAGGGGATGCCTTTGCCCTGCGTGAACTACTCAGGGTGGATAAAAATCAGGACTAACTAATGAGCAGACCGGACTGGGGGGCGTTGCAGCAGGAATATATTGCTGAATACACCCGCTCCGGTGTATCCCCGGTGGCATGGTGTGAGGCAAGGGGACTGAATTACGCAACAGCCCGTCGTTACATCAAAAAACCTCCGAAAAATGCGCAGACAGAAATGCGCAAAACTGCGCAACAAAGTGCGCAGAAAAAATCTGCGCAGACTGCGCAAAAGCGGAACGGAAAATCTCAGAAAAAAAAGCCAGTATCCGATGCGTGCCTGAATGAGGGCGACGCGGAGGAATTTTCGTTCTGCCCCGATGAATTCGGCATTTCTGACCAGCAGGCTAAGTTTGCGATGCTTGTTGCTCAGGGGAAAAAGCCGACAGAGGCATACCGACTGGCTGGTTATGAGGGGCAAGGTGCGACAGCTAACAGCAACGCCAGCCGTATGCTTAGAAATGCCAGGGTTTATCGTGCTATCAGCTACTTCCGCAATCAGTATCAGAAACGCTATACCGCAGACCTGGATTTACTGGTGAGTCAGTTGATGGCCATTGTCCAGGCCGACCCCAATCAGTTGGCACAATTTCGCCGTGTTAACTGCCGTTATTGCTGGGGCGAGAATCACCTCTACCAGTGGCGTGATATTGCAGAATTCGATAAGGCAGCGGCACAGGCCTCCAGAGATGGCAAACCCGAGCCGGAATATGGAGGCCTTGGCTTTGTTGATAACGCCATACCCAATCTGGACTGCCCGAAGTGCTGCGGTGAGGGAATGGGACAGCTTTATATGGCTGATACCGCTCTGCTTGATGGGGATGCGCGGCAATTATATGCAGGGGCAAAGCTCGGAAAATTCGGCGTTGAGATCCTGCTGGAGGATAAGGCTGCCGCCCGGCGCGAACTTATCAAGCTGATAACGGCGACGAAAGGAAGTTCTGCTGGTGGTGCAACTGACAGTCGCAATGATCTGGAGCTTGAAGGACTGAGGCTTCGCAACGAAAAGCTGCGCACTGAGATTGAAAACCTCAAAAAAGGTGTGGGTGGTGAGAATAACGAAATAATTATCCACAACTCTCTGCCGATGCCGGGAGTGGATAATGTCGATTGAAATCTACCTCCCAAAACCTCATGAGGGGCAAATAGCTGCATGGACGGCGGCAATAGAGGAACGCTTCCACGCGGTATGCTGTGGTCGTCGCTGGGGTAAAACGGTGATGCTGGTGAACATCGCTACCAGTTTCGCGACGCGGAAATTTGCCGTTCCTACCACCGGGCAGCTTATCGCGGGTAGGGTGGGGATTTTTACCGCACAATACCGACAGTACCAGGAAATCTGGGATGAAATTAGCGCCGTTCTGCAACCGCTGATCCTCAGCCAGTCAAAAAATGAAAAGCGCATTATTCTCCGTAATGGGGGGCGCATCGACTTTTGGGTAACGGACAATAACAAACTGGCCGGGCGTGGGCGTAAATATCACGCTGTGCTGATTGATGAGGCCGCATTCACTAAATCGCCGGAAATGCTCGAGGAAATCTGGCCCCGCGCTATACGCCCGACGCTTGTTGATTACCGTGGCTGTGCGTGGGTATTTTCCACACCAAACGGTATCGACGAGAGCAATTTTTTCTACGCGATATGCCACGATGAATCCCTGGGATTTGTCATGCACCATGCGCCAACTTCATCGAATCCGTACATTCCGAAAGAAGAACTGGAGGAAACGGAGAAGAAATCCGATCCGCGCGTTTGGCAGCAGGAATATCTTGCCGAGTTCGTGGACTGGTCCAAAGACGCGTTACTCGATGTCGATAAGCTGCTGGTGGACGGTCAGCCAATTGAGATGCCGCCGTACTGCGACATGATTTTCGCAGTGATGGATACGGCGCTGAAAGGCGGGACCGAAAATGATGGTACTGGCGTGGTGTATTTCGCTTATGAGTCAACGTATTCGGACGAGCCAAAACTGACGATTATTGACTGGGATGTGACGCAAATTAAAGCGTCATTGCTTCCTGAATATATCCCCGGCGTTTATGAAAACCTCGAGCGCCTCGCGAAATTATGCCGTCCGCGTTTGGGCTGCCAGGGAATTTTTATGGAAGACGCCGCGATGGGGGCAATCCTCAACCAGAAGGCGGAAACCGAAGGCTGGGATATGACGCCGATTAAATCGGCACTAACCAGCAAAGGTAAAGACGAACGGGCGGTGATGGCATCCAGCTACCACTATCAGGGGATGTGCAAAATCGCCCGGGAGGCTTACGACAAGACCGTTTCATTCAAACGTACCACCGCAAACCACCTCATTAAACAAATCGCCGGGTTCCACCTGGCAGACAAAGACGCACATAAACGTGCTGATGACCTTTTCGATTGTTATACCTATGGATTGATTATCGCGCACGGTAATTACGCGGCGTTGTAAAAAATCAGGATATTTTTGATGGCAGAGATCGAGATTACTGGCGGCCTCGGTTCAGCACTGATGCATATTCTTGAGGCTGAAGAAATTCAGCCGGGAACCGACATTGGCTATGAATTGTGTAAGCAGCTGTGGCAATTCCATCCTCTGGGCGGAAAACTTGTCGAAAAACCCATACTTATGGCGATGTGTAAGCCGCGTCAGTACAACGTGGAGACAGACCCTGACGAGCGGGTTGTGCGGCGTTTCCAGGAGGTATGGGAACGTATGAAGGTTAACGAGAAGATTAAAAATCTGTTTTTTCTGTCTCGTTGCTACGGTGCCGCAGCGATCGGCGTGGGCACCGACAGTGTTCCATGTCGTGAGCCGCTTCCGACATTCGGACTGACAGAAGATGATGTGTATATCAACGCGTGGGACCCGTTGAACGCTTCTGGTTCGATGGTGACTGACCAGAACCCAAACAGCCCGTTTTTCCAGGAAGCCAATAAAAAGCTGAAGATTGGCGGAAAAGACTGGCATCCGTCACGCACACTGAAAATTTTCAATGGCACACCGATTTATCTGGAGTTTCAGAGTTCATCGTTCGGATTCACCGGGCGAAGCGTGTTTCAGCGCGTTCTTTATTCCCTGAAATCCTATATCAATACGATGGAGGCGAATGATCTCGTCAGCCAGAAGGCAGGCGTACTGGTGGCTAAAGTTGTGCAGTATGGTTCGAAACTTGACGGGATCATGGCTGCCGCCACGGGACGAAAAAGGGAAAATGTTAAAGAGGCAAAAAATAAAGGTGTGCTTAGTATCGGGAAGGATGAGGACGTTACCTCGCTGAATTTACAAAACATCGATGGCGCGCTAAATGCCGCCCGCGACAACATTATTTCCGATATTGCATCAGGTAGCGATGTTCCCGCGATTCTCATCAAGGAGGAGGCTTTCTCGAATGGTTTCGGTGAAGGAACTGAGGATTCGAAAGCTATCAGCCAGTATATCGATGGTGTACGCCAGCAGATTGAACCTGTGATGGATTATTTCGAACGCCTGGTGCAGTACATCGCCTGGAACGAGGAATTTTATCAGTCGCTGAAAAATGATTACCCGGACATCATAACTGATGACTATAAAACCACGTTTTACCAGTGGCGACGTGAATTTACCGCGACATGGCAGGAGCTGGTGGAGGAGTCGCCGGACAAACGCCGGGAAAGCGACAGTAAAGTGATTCAACAGGCGATAGCACTTTTCTCTGCCGTGTCGCCACAGGTTGATCCTGAAAACCGTGCCGCCGTCACTGAATGGCTGGCAAGCCTTGTTAATGCCACGCAAACCTATGGCGAAGCTCCACTCATCATTGATGTGGACGCGCTGGCGAATTATGAACCACCGAAGCAGGAGACGCCTGATGGCAATTTCCAGCCGGGCGGTGAGGAAGAAGAAACGGATCAGGACGCTATATGAGGTTCTGACGGATGCCGTTAACTACTACGTAAATCACGGGTGGGATAGCGAAAAATCATTGCTCGAATGGTGCCGGAAACTCCGTGTAGCCGCTCAGCGAGAAACCCCTGATGATACCGTAGCCAGAAAACATCTCACCGCCATCTACAGCCGTCTTGTCATCGACGGCGGGGCATTACGGGAGCAGCCTCCTGACGGCCCTAAAAAAGTCACTGTTGAAAAACTGAAACCTGAGTTTCGCAAGGAACTCGACAGGCGAATTTTCGCCAGTGCCAACCTGATAAAACTCAACCGCGAACAGGCCATCGAGAAAACCATACAGCGTTTTCAGGGGTGGGTTACGTCCATTCCGCCTGACGGGGTGAGCGAAATTGATCGCTGGGAAGTGAAGTCCGGTTTTCATAAGTCCGTGAAGGATATGGATTTTATCAGTCGCCGGGTGGCAATTGACCAGGGGCATAAGCTGGCAAGCAACGTTAAGTATCTGCTGGCTGTTCAGAGTGGAGCGATTGCTCTGCGCTGGCATTCTAACTGGCGGCGTCCGGGCTACAAATACCGACAGGACCACAAAGAGCGCGACGAGAAAATTTATCTCCTCCGCAATTCGTGGGCGCTGGAGCAGGGGCTGATTAAGCCCGTATATGGTTTTTATGACGAAATCACTGCTGCTGGGGAGGAGGTTTATTGCAGTTGCGATGCACTGCCGATCTACGCCCCTCAGAAACTACCCGACGAATTTTTAACGGAGAAGGGCAAACGTGAGTTTAACCGAGCTTGAAGTGGCAGAACGCATCAGGGACGGAACCGTACCGTCTCCGGTGAAATTCTCCAACATGTGGCTGGTGAATTTGCGAATAACCGGAACCGGGCTTGCCTATCGCGCCGGGCTGAAAGAGCACGTCTGGCGTGATCCAAAGCTCTATCTTAACGAGGAGTTTTTAAGGCGATGCAATGGCCTTCCGGTTATCGCAAACCATCCTGACGACGCAGTTCTGACGGAGGAGGACTTTAAATCGCGGATCGTCGGTAGCGTCATGCTGCCGTATATCCGGGGTGATGAGGTATGGGCGGTGTGCCGCGTTTACCTCCAGAGCATTGTTGAAGAAATCACTGAGGGGGATGTTTCGACAAGCCCGTCGGTGGTGTTCAACAGCACATCAGGAAATGTGGAAGTACAGGAAGGTGACACCAATTTTTTAATCGAAGGCGTTCCTTTCCTTGTTGATCACATCGCCCTGGTGACGAAAGACCACGGCTCGCTGGGCGTGTGGGATAAAGACCGGATCCCCGCAGGGGTTGAAGTGACAAATACAGGTGAAATTGAGATGGAAAAAGAAGAACTCCAGGCCCTGTTACAGGGGGTGGTGAACGATGCCATGAGCGGAATTAATCAGAAAATCGATGGAGTAGTCACGCGCATGGACTCACTGGAACAGCGGGACAAAGCGCGGGCGGATGCCGAAGAGCAGGCGAAAAAAGAGGCCGAAGAAAAGGCCAAAGCCGATGAAGCCGCAGAGGAACAGCGTAAAGCTGATGAAGCTGCGGCAAAGGAGGCGGAAGAAAAAGCCAAAGCTGACGAGGCGGCAGCCAAAGACGCTGAGGAGAAAGCAAAGGCTGATTCCGAAGCGGAAGAACAGCGTAAAGCTGACGAGGAGGCAGAAAAAGAACGCAATGACTCTGCCCTGGCCGAAGCACAGGCAAAAGCCGACTCCGCATTCAGTGCCTGCGGTAAAAACGCGCCAGCACCGTTTTCTGGAGAAAATGCGCTGGACTACCGCAAGCGTGCGCTTATCGCTATGCAGAAACACTCTCCGGCACATAAGGACGTCAATATTCGCGCGATTGCGGATTCTGCAACTCTGGCTGTGCTTGAGGACGCAATTTTCAGTGCCGCCCGTCAGTCCATCGAAAAAGAAATGATGAGTACGCAGGGGCAACTGCATAAACGTATCCGCAACGATGAAGCCGGGCGTCGCATTACTGAATATCAGGGCGATCCGAACGTCTGGCTGAGTGCCTTCAAAATTCCGGGGCGTCGTCTGGCAAAAATTAACACTCAAGGGAGCCTGAACAATGGCTGATATTAACTTTCATCCGTTTAAAAACCGTGGAGCATTTGGTGGCCTTTTTAACGTCGAATCCCGTGGGCTGATGCAGGGGGATGCGCAGGATGATCCGGCAATTCGTCTGCAACTTTGCTCCGGACGACTGGACAGCAAAATCAGTGAACCGGTATGGGGTGGTGTCGGTGTTATCGAGTGCATCGCTCCCGCGAAAGACAGCGTTAACGGGGCGGTTATCAAGCAGGCCACGAATGACGCCTGTAACGCCTTTACTGTCTTTAATCAGGCATTTCATGGCATTACCACGCCGGATAATCCGGTGCCGTTATATCTCGCGGGTGGCTTTGTTCACTATTACCGCGTCGGTTCAGGTGCCCGCATTCCTCTCCCTGTCAGTGCAGAAGTTGTTGCGCTGGCTGATGGAAATAACACCGTTGCTGCCTGTGGTTTTGTGTGGGATCTGACGAAAAACATGATTGATGTTTATTCGGGATCACCCGGCACTAATCCGAAAGTGGATATTAAGCTGCTGATGGTTTCAGTTGACGGAAACCTGACGGTGAAAAAAGAGGATGGCGGTAACGTTGTCTGGGAAATCGGCAAACCGTGCGGCCTGTTTTTAATTTAAGGGGATATTAATTAATGAGCGCATTTACTCCTGCGACTACTATTGTGTCGCCGTCAATGGTGCTGCCGGAAATGATCGTGCAACAGAGCATGGCTTCCGGGGCGTTTGAAGTCCTGGCTGGTGGTGCTCCGGCAGTAAAAATCAGTTCCAGTGATTTGATGGTCTATCAGAAATATCTGCGCATGACCTCGCAGGCGCAGGTCAGCCAGTCTCTGCCGGGCCAGTTACCGTCTTCCAGTATCTCTGGTGGCTATGACGGGATGATGACTTATCGAATTTCTTCCCGCTCGCAATACAGCTATCTCGATACTGATGCAGCAGATCGCTGGGGCTATTCTCTGATTGAAGGCCTGCGCTTGGCTAACCGCCAGGGACACGCTCAAATGTTGCGTAATATGCTGCTGTACGGTGTTGAAGCGAAGAATAACGAAGGGATCACCAACTCCCCGAATGCAGTGACGCTGAATCTGGGCAACGACAGCAAAGGTAACGATTCGTACACCACCTGGGATTCCGGCGAGATGGCTAAATTTATGCTTGGCCTGATTGCTGACCAGAAAACCCGCATGTTGCTGCTGGGGCAGCCATTAACGACTGTTATTCTGAGTCCACAGCGATTCATGAAGGCGCTGGAGTGGACAGGAATTGTTGAGCTGACCAGTTATCAGCGTCCTGGTGGTGGTACCGGAACGGTGGGAACGATGGTTAAAGATGTCGCCGATAAGGCGACAGGCGACGACATCATTTTCTGCCAGGACGACACGCTGATCGGTAAAGGCGCTGGTGGTAATGACCTGATCATCGTTACGAACCCGACGATTGAGGTTCCGGAAGCGCGTCATACCATTAACACCAATATTTTCTCCACGCTGGTTCCTAACCAGCAGGCCGTCAACGTGATGTTCTGTGATATGGCAGCGCCGACGGAAATACCATCCCCTATGCCGGATGGTGGCCTGACCACGTTGTATACCATGCGCGCGACGCCGGGCTGGAACTTCCGCCCTGAGGGGATCACCCTGTTGTCTGCCAAATACGCATAAACGTTCAACCTGATAACGCGGGGAGCTAAATGCTCCCCTTTTTTGTGGGAAAAATTTATGAAGCTCTACATCGCTAACTGCTCACGTCAGCCGCACACGTTCAACTACAAACTCCCCGAAAAAACGCAGTCGTTCGGTGTGACAATTCCGTCCGGACGTCAGCATATGATCGAAAATCAGTCCGATATTATCGACCACATCATCCGACAGCATGAGCCTTACGGATTCCAGCGTTGTGACAAGGTGGACAAGAATTTTTCTGGTATCTGCTATTCCATCGATAAACCTGTGAGCGTTGGTCGCATTGAGGATTGCGCGGAGCAGAAAACGGAAAATCTGGAATCCCTGTCAGAAGAAATTCTCGCAGCCAGCGCCGTATCGCTGAATAACGCAGTGGATCAGGCAGTGATTCAGAGTGGCGAAAAACCTCAACCAGGTGGTATTGAAATGGAAATCACCGGGGAAGCGGTTAACACCGAACAGGAAAATCCGCCCAGCACAAAGCGAAATATTAAGGTTAAAAAATAATGACCCTGCGTCCGTCACTGGAGGGGTTTATTCGCTTTGTTCGTGACGACATGAAAGTACCGGTTCACGCTATTGCTGACGATGATCCGACACTGGAATGTTGCTTTCAGTCTGCGATGGAGCTAATCCCTCACGATCAGGGGCTGGAGCGTTTACCCATCATCTATGTGCGAACGGTTTATAACGCTGCCGCCTCATTTCTCCTGAATTTCGCTCCCGGCTCGTGGTTTGCCGACCTGAGAAAAAAACTCAACCTTGGGAAACTGGCTACCGGGCTTGTCAGCGCGGCAGCAGACCAGGGGACATCGGGTTCGATCACCATCAGCGACGCGCTGAGTAATCTGTCTTTGCTGGATTTGCAGATGTTACAGGATCCGTATGGACGACAGGTTGTTGCGGTGCTGATGCAGATGGGCACGGTATGGGGTTACACGCCATGAAACTTTGTTTTGGGGTTATCGACCAGCCGTATGACTACGGCGACGAACCGGGAAAAACCACGTTTGACGTGGCCTGTGACCTCGAGGAGCGATACGAAATTTTTACGCACTTCTGGGAAATGCATAAGGACGAGATTATCCAGGAGGCAGGTACTGAACTGGCGTACCAGTTGGTCAATCACTTCAAGTATAAGGCTCCGCTACCTGGCGAGCATTTTCTGGAAGGGACCGGGAAGATTTTCCATATATTTCTTGAAACCGAAGAAATGGCCGGAATGACGATCAACGGAAATCAGGTCCCAACCCAGGCTGCGTTACAGGGTGTTAACTCAAGGCTTAAGGACAAATATACCGGGGAGCGGCGCCCGTCATTCATAGATGGCGGCCTGTTTAAGGGCAGCTTTATAGCGTGGATAGATAACAATGCCGAGTCTTGAAGAATTAGCCGGACAGCACAGTTCGCAGCTCTCGTCCGTTCTTAAATCCGCAGTTGAAACCATCTCGTCAGACCAGGAAATCACGTTCAGGCTCTATGTCCGGCAGGTTCTGCCGCTGGATGGTTTTGTCTATTGGGTTAATGCGGAAATCATCAGTTGCGATGAACTGTGTCGTCTGAATATTGAGTCACCAACTCGTCTGAAAATCAAAGGCAGCCTGCATCGTCAGGTTATTGCGATTCAGGACGAGTCTGTCTCGAAGGATGTGAACAACATTATTTTCACGCCTGTTCAGCAGGTTGATGATTTTAATGTGGAAAATCCCGATGCGATCTATCTCGGTGAGTACGGCGGCGTCCAGTTCGCTTTTTCTCGAATGGAGAGCCGCTATCAGCAGTCGGGTATTTTTCATTATCGCGGCATGGCGATTTTGCCAACCATGCGTTCCCAGATTATCGACTGCGAGGAGGATATCAGCGACGAGCAGATCATATCCAACAGCATCCCGATCTGGCTGCAAATGAAAGATGCCGCGACCGTGTATCCGTCTTACCTGGTACCGCAGAACCTTCGCCCTCCGTATATCGCGGTGGATGTTCGCAACAGTATTCCTTTGCAGATGGCTCCCGTTGTTTTCGGTGGTGAGCGATTCCAGCTCGTCCAGGATTCGGTTCGCCTGACGCTTTACGGATTCAGCAACAAAATGGCGCTGGATCTTGTCGACTCGGTGGTGAACAGGGCGCTGGAGGAGGAAAAGTTTGGTGTAACCAATATTCCGGTGGTTCAGGACGCAAAGTCGGGACAGGTTGAAATCAACGCTCTGGCGAAGAAAAAGATTGTCGATTTTGACGTGAATTACTACCAGAGCACCGCCCGGGAAATATCCCGGCAGTTGATTGAAAAAGTCATTTGTAAATATGAGGTTAAATAATGGGGTTTAATATCGTCACGGTGAATGTGTCCCAGACCATCGGGGCCATACCCTCGAATCTGCAGCAGATGTCTGCGGTTCTCTCGTTTGGCTCCACGACTCATGAGCCGGGGAAGCCTGTATTACTCACCAGCAATCAGGATATTAACGATCTGGTTAAAAATCCGATTGCTGCGTTGTCGGCGGCTGCCGCAGGAAAATCTGCGGCAAACGTCACCGTTACGATGACGCTTCCGGAAGGGAGCAACATCCGACGCGAAAACAGTTCTGAGGTGAAAATTGTTGTTTCCGGGTGTTCGCCCGACGCGTGGAATGGCGAATATACTGCTACCGTCACGGATGAAAAAACACTGACCTGGACGATTGCTGATTCTCAGCTTTCCGGTTCGCCAGTGACACTGGGGCAGTTTTCCATTGTCGGCAGTGAAAATCTGGTGACGGCAGTAAACACGTTTTTTGCCCAGGGAAATTCAGTTGGGATTTACCTGCTGGAGCTGGGAGTACAGAAAGGCGGGGTCAGTAAGGAAATCGCTGCACTGAAAGCTTATATGGAAGATCCGCTCCTGCGGTTTTATGCGTATCTGGTGCCGCAGCGGTGGGATGGTGACGCAGAATTTATCAGTCTGGCAAAACTCCACACCGCCAACGAAGCGATGCAGTATTTCTTCGTGCTGACGAAAACGCCGGACGACACGAATTACGTTTCGCCTTATGCCGGTATTAAGTCGGTTATTGCAACGGCGGATGATACGTACCCGGCGACAAACGCGGCAGCAGCCGTAATGTGGAACTATGTTTCCGCATCACCTTCAGAAATCAACAAGGTGCCGCCGATGGCATTTCGTTATCTACAGGCGGTAAACGCCCACAAGGGCAAAAATTCAATTCTGGTCACGATGACGAAGCAGAATATTAACTACGTCGACACGGGGGCTGAGGGGGGAATTTCCAACACGATTCTGGTGAAAGGCGTTACCAGTGACGGTAACGATATGACGTACTGGTATTCCGTGGACTGGGTGCAGATTAATGTCGATATGCAGCTCGCCAACACGGTGATCAACGGTAGCAATAACCCAATTAACCCGCTTTACTACAACCAGGACGGGATCGACCGTCTGCAGCAGGTCGCACAGGCGGTGTTCAATACGGGCGTATCTTACGGCCTGGTCAACGGTCAGCCTGTCGTCGATGCAGTGCCTTTCCGCCAGTATATCAACACTAATCCCAATGATTACGGTATCGGGCGTTATGCAGGCCTTTCGGCCTCCTATACGCCGATGCGCGGATTTGTCGAAATCATTTTTAACATCAATGTGACAATGCAGCTTTCGTGAGGGACTGAACCGTGCCTAATCCAATGATCCCCGTTGGCACCCTTAACCGGGTTCGCGCCAGCGTTAAATTTACCTCCCATTCTGAACTGAATGTGTCCGCCTCTTTTCTGGCAAAAGAAGGCGTCGAATTGTCCTTTCAGGGCAATATCACGGAGTTTTTACCCGCTATGACGGGAGCCGTGCAGTCGCCGCAGCCATACATGATTTTACAGGCGCGTGTTCATCTGCTGCGTAGCCAGGCGCTGGGAAAACAATTCAAGACGCAATGGGAAAAGAATGCCACGATCGGCGACGCAAAAGTGTATAGCGACAGCACGGTGTTCGGTGACTTCGATATCTATAACACGGCGATCACCAACGTGCAGGATATGACCTTCGCCGGGGGCGAGCCGGGTGTGGCCATCACCATTACTGGTACGTATTACATCAACTCTGAAATGTGGGATCTGGTATGAAAATCGCGCGAAATTTAAACCTGATTATTCCTGTCCGGACAGAAAAGGATAATGGCTGGATCCATGCCACGCCGATTAGCAAAGAGGTGTTTAAAGAGCATTTCTTCATTCTGAGTAAAACTTTTTCTGCCATTTTTTCAGAAGGTCTTGGCGTCGTTGCGGGTCCGCGTATCGCTTTTTTGATGCTGGAGCGGATCTCGCGTGATTCTAATATCTGGGAAGGTGATAAAGGGGTCCGTAATACACTTGTTAATGAGGTCATTCGCCTGGCAAATCTTGTTTACCCAGTGGAGGGTAAAGGCTACGACACAATCCCTCTCGATATGGCGCTGGAGCGTGAAATCATTGATTTGGATGAAGTGGCGGGTGAGCTCATTTTTTTTACATGCGTCTCGTCGATAAATTCACCGGAGCAGGCGAAGGGGACTATGGATGTGGTCAATGGAGTATGGAGCACTCAATGCTCGTTATTGAATCTTACGGAATGGATCGCTTCATTGCCGACATTGAAATCAGCCGCCAGTTCTGGCGCGACGGCGAACACGTCATCAGCGACATCCTCGACTACTCAGCCGGAGCCGGATTCAGAGACATCTGTGCAGATTCCGGCCTAAATGTAAAAACAGCAGCTCAGTTTCGTGAGCTGCTCAAATTCAAAAATCCCGCAGGAGTATTGTGATGGCTGGTAACCAGATGCCAGTTCTGACGCTGGATGTTAATGAAGAACACCTCAGGCGGCTTGAGGCGATATTTGAAAAGTATCGCAACGGACTGATGATTGGCCCTGCCGGTACGCCGCTTAAAATACCTTCAAATACCGGTCCGGGAGGTGGCTCTTGGCAGACAACCACAGGCGGAGAAGCCAATCAGGCTCCCAGGAAACCATCTTCACCCGCGCCAGTTCTGGCTGCTTCCACTGATGGACGTTTAAGGGATGAAAAATGGCGCTTTGTTGGCAGCGGGAAAACACCTGATTCGCTGGTGAGCAACTATAAAGGTCGCGGCGAAACGATGTTTGATAAGTACCTCAGCGGGCTGGGGAAAAACGCCAAACAGACGCTGAAAACTTACAAGCAGATCAATTCTACGCTACGGACGACGACTTCGAGATTAAACAACCTGTTTAAAACCACCGTATCGTGGGGGACAAAACTTGCGGTTATGGGTGTTGCCGGGCCGTTTGGCTTTGGCATGATGGCTCGTAATGTTGTAGAGAAACAGAAAAATGCTGATGAATTGCAGGCAACGCCAGGAGAGTTAAAGGCGGCAGAAAGCACTTATTCGCCTTATTTTTCCGGTGTTGGTAATTTGCTCAATACACTGGCAGCCGCGCAAAATGACACTCAGCATCCTGCCTACAACGGGCTAATTGGATTAGGGATAAATCCTAAAAAAGGGGCAGCAGAAAATCTTCCTGTATTGTTAGAAAGAGTTGCTGCTCTTGCAAAGGAGTATGAGGGAACTGGACTTACTCAGAGCATGCTCAGAGGTCGTGGCCTTGGATGGGTAAATTTTGGTATTGCTAACCAGTTAGTCAAATATCAGGACAAAATACCTGAACTCAACAAAGAGTTTTTATCGCGAGCTTCTCAGAATGACTCGTTGCTCACCTCTGGACATACAAGCCAGTATCAGAATCTTACCAGCAACTTAGAAAATAACTGGGATCAACTTACCAGCGGATTTCAGGGGGTAATGTCGGGTAACTCTGTACAGCTAATTAGAATATCTAATGGTGTAAAGAATGCTGGTCTAAATTTCCTTAACGGTGAGAACTTTAAAAGAATTTTGACTGATGTTGAAACAGGTCTGGATAAACTTGGTAAGTATGTAAATGGCCCGGATTTTAATAACGACCTGAATAATTTTGCCGAAAATGTTGCAAAGGTTGTTAAGGCACTTAGCGGGTTTGTTGGTTTTGCGGTTGAACATCCCTGGCTTTTTGGGGCCGCAGTACTTGCTGGACCATCGAGAGTTGGTGCTGTGGCAGCCACAACGACCGGAGTTGCCGCCCGTGTTGTTGGTGGAAGTCTTCTTGGGGCTACAGCCGGAACAGTAGCTGGATTGGCTATTCCTACAAATGACACACCTACCACCAGTGAGGAAATGAAAGGGCTGGAGGGGCGTTTCAACTTTGATTATTTTAACGAAGTGCAGGAGTGGCAAAAAAACAATCCGGGTAAGGTCTGGCCTGGAGGATTGCAGGGATTTTCAAATCAAGTAAACAGATCTGCATATTTATCCAGAGGGATCAGGAATAACAATCCCGGAAATCTTAATTTCGCAGGACAAAAAGGGGCTACCCTGGAATCGGGGCCAAATGCCCGTTTTGCCAGCTTCCCGACGATGCTGGAAGGCATTGCTGCCTTAGATCGGCAGGTAATGCTATACCTGAAACGCGGCAAAAATACGATTGATCAGATTATTGATATTTATGCCCCTTCATCTGATGGAAATAACACATCGTCCTATAAAAGCTATCTCTCTCAGTACACCGGATTAGGTGTTAAGGAGAAAATCGATGGTTCTAATTTTGAGATAATGAGAAAGCTAATTCAGGGCATTATTAACCATGAAAATGGGGACGCCGCTCGTGCAGTAAGTGGCGATGATGTGATGCGGGCGCTGGCAATGAACCGGGGAAACGTATATTCACCAAATAATACTTCTCAGGTAATCAGGCTCGACGTTCAACAAAAACCAGGTTCCGACATACTGGCACAACTCGCCGGAATGCAACAAATACCGGGGTAAACCATGTCACTTAATTACTTTGGACAAGCTTTCAAACTGGCGTTTGAAGTATCGCCCATTCTTTTAGTTGATGGCATAGCGTCGAAAATTCCCGGCGGGGTGATGCCGATTGCTGTTTTGACCGAAGGCCTAAGCATTGTGAACGGTCTGCTGCATGGCGAGATTCGTACACGCTCGATGGCGGCATTTACCCCGATGGCGGGGACAACGTTGGTTCAGCAGGATATTTGCAACCTGAATTTCTATAACCAGGTAACGGCAGCGAATGCGACCGTCAAGAAGCCTAACCGGGTAGTCATGCAGATGATCCGTCCGGCATCAACGGAGGACGGTGGCTACATCACTAAGGGGATGACATTCACGGCGCTGAAAATGGCGCTCGATATGCATAACCAGTATGGCGGTTGTTACACCGTAATGACGCCATCTTTCATCTACACGCGCTGTCTGATGCGGTCGTTTATCGATACATCCGGTTTCTCTGAGCAGAACAAGCAGGTTCAGCACACCTGGCAGATTGAGTTTGAGCAACCATTGTCGTCTGTCGAACAAACGGTAAAAACGCTGGCGAGCGTTCTGGATAAATTTGATAAAGGGATGCCGTCAGACGGGGCGCTATCGTGGTCAGGTATTAAGAACCAGGTCGTGCAGGAGTTTGGTTTTGGCTTATGACAACGTTAATTCCTTTCAAACCTGACGGGCGAGGACCATTTCAGTTCACGGCCAGAATCGGAGAATATGAAACATTCGCCCGCGTTCCGTTTAATCTGTATGCAAATCGTTACTACCTGGAACTGAAAGACAGTTCAGGCGACGTGATTGTATACATGCCTTTGATCGCGTCACCTGACAGTTACGACATCAATCTGGCGCTGCCTTGCTCACCGGGGAAACTTGTTTTTCGCAAAAGTACGAATCAGTTTGAGGTTTCGTAATGCGTTATTACCGACTGGAAATTATTAATCCTAAAACAGGCAAGCCGCCAGTGGATAGCAATGGAAAACCCATTGGACCTTTTGATACCAATGAAACACCAGGATGTGGGTTGCATGTTGAATTTGACTTTGAAGTAACCGGCCTGGATGTAGTCTGTTCGGGTACGATGCTGACGATCTATGGATTACCAATTGACATGCTGAAGCAAAGCGTAAGTTTGCAGGGTTGTCTGGTACGTATGAAAGCAGGCTTTGTTCAGGGGTTACCACTGGCAAATAAGGATCAACAGGGGGAGGTAATCTATGGTGAAATTTATCTGGCCTATGCCAACTGGATCGGCACGAACCAGACTTTAAACCTGGTAATAAATCCAAGCATACGCAAAACCGATGACGGTAAACCTTTTTCAATTGAGGGGCAGGGGGAAGCAGGGGAAAGGGTGGGCGATGTTTTAGTCCGCGCTTTGCAAAAAGCATATCCCAATAAACTTATTGATTGCACAGTCAGCGACAACCTGGTTTTGCCAGAGCCGTGGACGGGCAAATATACGGAGATTGGTTCGCTGGCTATGGTCGTAAAAAACGCCTCTATTGCGATGATGCGTAATGAAAGGTATAGCGGAATCGCCATCAGTATTCTTTCCGACAGAATACGAATCTACGATAACGCATCGGCAAAGTGGGGTGAGCCAAAAACAATTCATGCCCATGAACTGGTCGGGCAGCCGACATGGATAGCGCCGTTTACCGTCAGTTTCAAATGCCCTATGAGAGGCGATATCAGATGTGGTGATGTGGTTAAACTGCCGGAGGGGCTATATTCTGGCGCTGCGTCGATTGTGATGGCTAATACAACGGTACCCAGCGTTATCGCAAAAAATTCGACCACGTTCACCGGGAAATTTCTTGTGAAATCAGTCAGACACATTGGTTCGTATCTGACAGCCGATGGCGATGCCTGGGTGACGGTATTTGAGGCATATGCTGAGAACTGGGCGAGGGTGTAATGTCAAACGCTCAAAAATTACCGTTTCTCCGAACACTGTCGGAGATGATGACCAGTTCTGGTAACCAGCAAGCCGAGCTTAAAGGCCGCGAATTGCCCTGCCATGTTGTCGATATCTGCGGGCAAATAGTGACAGTTCAGTTTGATATGCTGCCGGAGGGGATCAACTTCCCGCAGATAACAATCCCTGTCGCCACATTCCCGTATATCCGTTACCCGATACAGCCGGGCGATCGAGGAGTAACAATTGCCGCTGATGTATCACTGCGCGGTGTGTCCGGATTGGGAACCGGTATGGCAACGCTTTCTTACTCGATGTCGCTCACTCCCCTGTTTTTCGTGCCACTGGCAAACAAGGAGTGGTCCGACGAAGATCCGCAAAAAATCGTTTTGTACGGTCCGGATGGCGCGATCCTCAAAACAGAGGACGGCAGTAGCTCGGTAATGGTGGCTCTGGAAGAAATCAGGCAAAAGTCGAAAGCTGTTTACCTCGAGGCCGAAGATATTTTCCTGAACGGGAAAATTCACCTCAACGGACCGATCGTCCAGGACAAAGCCCAGATGAAGGATACAACCGCTTCGCTGATTGGTCCTCTTAATGTCGAGATGGATGCAGTTATCAACGGCGTGAGCGTCAGCGGCCACAGCCACGATGTGACTGGTGTTCAAAGCGGCAGCAGCACGATTACGTCGAAGAAACCAAATCCTGGTTAATACCGGTTCATTTCACTTTAAATTCTAACCATAAAACGAACCCCCCGACTGTTGGCCCAGTCGGGGGGTTCTGTTTCTCACCTTGAATACGCAAGGGATGATTACGTATGTTTGGAGGTCTTCCGTGATTAATTTTAGCGGAGGAGACTGGATTGTGAAAGCCTTAAAATTAGTGGCAAAAAGCAATACCTTACGACGCATGTATTACACCGCTGCACTCGTAGCTTTAGCATTTGCCTTTTCACCAGTACTGACAGAGTTAGTTAAAGTGATGGGGGCACGATGAGAACATGGGGCCGCGTCACCGACGCGAACGGCAACAAAAAATGGGTTGCAGTAGAATCTGACGCCAACGGTGATTTCTCCTACGGCTGGCTGACGACGCTCATTCAGACGTTAAAGCTGGGATTGGGGGAGTCGCCGTTTTACGCGAATTACGGTATTCCTGCACAGCAGTGCATCGTGCAGCAGATTTACCCAGACTACTATGTGAACATGGTTCAGCAACAGTTTGCTGGGTATTTTGCATCACTGGCAATTTCAAAGGTAGATGGAGCAGATAACCCCACCTATAACATCGATGTTGTGTTTTTTAATGGGACCAGTTACCGGACGCAGGTGCCGGTATGAATCACAGTTTTATGATAAAACTTTTACCTTGGTTTGGAGTGCTGTAGAGAGATATTTTAGGGGGCGAGTAATTTTCTAAGCTGGAGCATATTGACATATATTATTTCGGATTTGCAAAATACATATTGTTACCATGGAGGAGACAAGCATGGAAAATTTTGCAAATAAGTTAAAAATACACACAGAGCATGTTGCAAAAATGGGGGTGTTTTGTACAACTGAAGAAACGACAAAACAAGCACTCATTATGCCATTACTAGATATTCTTGGTTTTACTCCGTATGATCCAAGAAAAGTCAAAGCTGAGTATAGTGCTGACTTCCCCGGGGTTAAGGCTAATGAACGGGTTGATTACGCTTTATTTTGTCATGATGTTCCTGTGATGTTCATTGAGGCGAAATCGTTTTCAGAACAAATTGATAATCACTGCCCACAGCTATCAAGATATTTTAATTCAACACCGGAAGTTACTATATCAGCCATTACAAATGGTGTTGAATGGCGTTTTTTTACGGATTTGAAACAAAAAAACATAATGGATTCAACGCCGTTTTTAAAAATAAGAATGGATTCTCTAACTCACTCCGATATTACACAATTATTTCGTTTTCGTTATGATAAATTCAAACCAGAGGCTTTACGGACACTGGCTGAAGAAAGTGTTTATTTGAATTCATTTACTAAAACAATCAGTTCTAGTCTTCGTGAAGTTGATCTGGAGTTTGTTCGATATGTTGCTAGTCGTTCAAATATTGAGAGACAACTTAATCAGAGATTTCTTGAGTTCGTGACTCCATTAGTTAAACAGGCCGTTGAGCGCGCTGTTAGCGCAATGGTGGTTTCCGGGCTATCTACACAACCGGTAGAGCAAACTAAAGAAAATGATGCAACGGATACACAAGTTAATAACGCCATTGTTGATGAAGAAAACCCCAACATAATAACCACAGCCAAAGAATTGGAACTATTTGAAAGGGTAAAACAAATCATACAAACAGAAGATAATATAGAATATAAAGATACTGAGTCATATTTTGGTGTACTATTGAATGGTAAAACTAATAGATGGCTGTTAAGATTTTATGATAAAAAATCTTCATTTATAACATTACCTATTTCGCTTAGTGAAGTTCAGTTGAATGAAATAAGACGAGCTCGACTTGATACGGATGGTAAAAGGATACATATAACTAATCCGGAAGATATACTTCGCATATCTGGTTTGATTCTGGATTCATATGAGTATGTTAAAAATGATGATAATTTCCGCCGAGGGTCCAGAGTGAGCAGTTTAGAAGAGGTTGAATAAGTAAAAAACCCGCGAAAGCGGGTTTTTTAATGGAGTAAATATGTCAGAAATACCAATTACTATGACCAGTGCGGGGGCGCAGCCTACGCCACCCAATGATTTGCTCGCGAATCTTATCACCAGAGTTGCCGAAAAAGTACCTGGATATACAGCCAACCTTCCGGCGGGGCTTATTACAGACCTTGCCAGCACGGCTGTCGGGGCGCTGGCATTAATAGACCAGGCGCGGGTGGACCTTATTAACTCCGTAAGCCCATACGGCGCAAATATTCCGTTACTGATGCAACTCGGAAACATTTATGGAGCACAGAAGGGATTAAGTACAAATACGGCGGTATACGTGGTGTTTGAGGCGTTGCCGGGGTTTGGTATCCCTAAAGGATTTGTTGTCGGTGACGGCAACTACCAGTATGCAGTTTCCCGCGATACGGTGGTGCCGGAAAGCGGGCAGACTGAGCCAGTCTACTGTGTGGCCACAACGTCAGGCTCATGGGCTGTACCGGAAGGAACCGTAACGCAGGTCATTACATCGGTACCCAAAGATCAGCCTGTAAAATGCACGAACCTTACCGCAGGGATGCCAGGTCAGGAGGCGCAAACGTGGGCATCTTACCGCGCCGAAGTCATGGAGTCCGGCATGTTTGGTGTGCAGGGAACACCGGATTGCTTTAAAGCGATGCTCAAATCAGTAAGCGGTGTGCGAGAAAACCTGATTTCTTTCCGGCAGTCGTCGCTGGGGAAATGGGTTGCGGTTGTTGGTGGCGGTGATCCGTATGATGTGGCTTATGCTATTTACAAATCTGTACCGGATATTTCGAAACTGACCAACGATGTTAGCAATCCATCTGGTGCGGCAGTGGAAAAACGCACGGTTTCAATAACCGTTTCGCCAGATGTTTATCAGGTACCGTTCGTTATCCCGTCATCACAAAACGTCATGGTGCTAATCACCTGGAACACTGTATCTGATGATTATGTTGATCCGGCGGGTATTGCTATGGCTGTGCAGCAAAACGTTGCTGATTACATCAATTCTATTGAAGTCGGACACCCGATAAATCTGCTGCGAATCCAGGATATTTTTACCAGTTCCGTCAGATTGTTGGTTGATGCGACGTTGATCTCAACAATCAGTGTGAGCATTGGCATTAATGGCCATATTGTTCCTCCGGCAAAAGACACAAGCCTGGTTTATGGCGATACCTATTCCTATTTTTCGACGGTGGTATCACAGGTTCAAGTTAACAAGTATGCAATATCTGACTGAAAAAATTCTCCCTGCTTATCCGTTTGTGCAGTACAGAGATGATCCGAATGTTGTTGCGTTCTTTGATGCATACAATGAAATTGCTCAGGAATACCTCGATTCACTCAACAATCTGGCATTGCCATGCTGGACATCGGAATCAATAACCGGGCAATTGCTGGACTGGATTGCTCTCGGGATTTATGGCGTTGAAAGGCCTTTACTACAGGTTTCCGAGGAGGCTATTGCACGCGGCGCATACGATACCATTGAATACAATACAATCCCTTATGCGGCAATGCGGAATTATGTTCCGGGGCAGGCATCGTATGTTCCGGATGATTATTTCAAGCGAATATTAACTTGGAATTTTTATAAGGCTGACGGTTCGCATTTCTGCATTGACTGGTTAAAGCGCCGTGTGGCACGGTTCATTCATGGGAAAAACGGAATAGACCCGCCGTTGCAGCACACTTTTGATGTGAGCGTGACTGTATCGGACAGTGTTTTTTCTATTCAGATACCAGAATATGGTGATGGTATAGGCTATTTTCTGAAAGATGCCATTGACCAGAAATATGTAAAACTCCCTTTTATTTATTCCTATGCAACAACGGTGATTCAAAAATGATTCTTGGATTCGGAAATAACGTTGTTTCAGCACTGGCTGGTGATATTACGACGATTCAGACTGATATTCCGGTGATGCCGGGCACGGGAGCTAAATTTGCAAAATTGCTTTCTGCCGATTTTGAAAATAAATCGAACGGGCAACGCGTCTATGCAAAAATTACGCTTACCGATAATAAAGAGTCTGCATTTGAGATTTGTCACCTGGTATCGGTAAGCGGTGATGTGCTGAAAGTCATTCGTGGGCAGGAAGGAACAACCGCGAAAGGTTGGTCCCTTAATGACGTTGTGGCTAACTTTGCCACGCGTGGATCGGAAAACTATTTCGTACAGATAGCGCAGCTTCAGAGCGGTCATTATATTGCGGGTGTTACTGGTGGCACTGCAAACGCACTGACGCTGGAACTTCCCTCGACGTTTTTTGTTAATGGAGGTACAGATTGGACGCTACGAACTCCGATTATAGTTTTCCCCGTTCAGAACAATACCAACGCGGCGACACTTCAACTAACACTAGGCGGAAAGGTTCTTGGTACGTTCCCACTTTATAAGGGGAACAAGTCCGAGCTGGTAGCGAATGATATCATTAAGGGTATTCCTTTGATTTGCCTTCTTGATAGCGAGAAAAGCTATTTCAGTGTGATAAACCCCGGCAATATCTATTCAGATTTTGATCTGCGATATGTAAAAAAATCTGGTGATTTGATGACCGGGGAGCTGAAAATACGTGGTGTTAATGCATTGAGGATTTTTAACGAGGCTTTTGGCCTTATTTTTCGCCGTTCTGAAGAGTGCCTGCACCTTATCCCTACTAGTGAAGGTCAGGGCGAGAATGGAGATATTGGTCCCCTGCGTCCGCTCACCATTAATTTGCGGACAGGAGAGATATCCATGTCGCATAAAGTGTCTGTTGGCGGTGGTTCTCAGGTCAATGGTGCACTGGGTATCGGCGTTAAGAACGCGCTGGGCGGAAACTCAATTGCTTTCGGGGATAACGATACAGGTATAAAACAAAACGGCGACGGCATTCTGGATGTTTATGCGAATGGACAGCATGTATTTCGTTTCCAGAATGGTGTGGCGATAGCGTTAAAAAATATTCAGGCCGGAAATGCTAAAAAATTCACGTTATCCAGCGCCAACAACTCCACGAAAAACGCAACGTTTAATTTATGGGGTAATTCATCCCGACCTGTAGTTGCAGAGCTTGGTGATGATTCCGGCTGGCATTTTTACAGCCAGAGAAATACCGATGGCAGTATCACATTCGCTGTAAACGGACAGATGACCCCATCAAACTATGGAAATTTCGATGCCCGTTATCAGCAGCGAAATGGCGGCGTGCAGGATGTGCGCTATGGTTCCGAAATGTATTACAAACCTGGCAGCAATGTAATCTCCTGGACATATCACGCTCCTGCGGGACACGGATTGTCAGGGATATCGATATCGGATACTGGTAAAAATTCAGCGGATAACGTCAACGGCGTGTATTACCGACCGCTTCAGAAACTGATTAACGGCACCTGGTATAACGTGGCGAGTGTTTAACAATGTTGCATTTAAAAAATATTACTGCAGGCAATCCGAAAACCGCAGAACAATATCAGATGACAAAACAACATGGTATCACCTGGCTTTTTTCGGAAGATGACAAAAACTGGTATGAAGAGCTGAAAAATTTTGCCAGTGACACCATAAAAATGGTTTACACCGGAGACGGGCGCGTGGTTTGGGTCGGTAAGGATGTGACAGGCATTGAACCCCGTAACGCCAGTGTTATTGAAGTTCCTGATATTACCGCTAACCGCCGTATTACCGTGCCTGGTTACTGGTTTTACCGCGACGATAAATTTGTCTTCGACTACAAACTTAAAGCGGAAGATGAGCGCGATGCCCTGTTACAACGGGTCAGCATCATGACCAGCGAATGGGAAAAAGACCTGCTGCTGGGATTAATCAGTGACGACGACAGGGAGAAGCTGAAAGCGTACCGCATTTACGCGAAATCGCTGCAGGCGATGGATTTCAGCACCATCACTGATAAAACCTCATATAACGCCATTGAATGGCCCGTCTCTCTGGAAGCCTCTTCCTGATTTAATTTATCGCGAGAAAAACTATGTCTGTAGTGATATCAGGTGCACTGATTGATGGCGCAGGCATCCCCATGTACGGATGCCACATAACTCTGAAATCCCGGGTAAACACCTCAGAGGTGTGATGCGCACAGTTGCCGATGTGGTGACAGGAAACTGTGGTGCAGGCGCAGCAGAGCGCGAAACAGCACAGGGACGAGGCGCAATGGATAGTTGATGATCTGAAGGGAAGCAATGCTTCCACGACAAAAAAGGTCTGGCGCAACTCTGTAGTGATACAGACAACGACAGCGAAGAACTGGCAGCCACGCCAAAGGCTGTCAAAACCGTCACGGACGAGACGAAAACAAAAGCGCCACTGGACAGCCCTGCATTCACCGTCACGTCAGAACTTATCGCCGTGGGAAAGGATGCCAGAAAGCGGGAAATCGAGGTGTGGAGCACAGAACAGGAAGCGCAGCCGTTCACGTTCGAATGGAACGGTCGCACCTGGAATGCTGGCCCCGACTCAATGGCTCGTCTTTATCCGGCAGTAATGGCATCAAAGTCTGACACAGCGCGAAAAACCATGGTATGGGGCGATGCGGAAAACCAGCAGGTGAAGCTGTCAATGCCGGAACCGGAAGAACTGGCAGCAGCAATGGCGCAGGCTGTTGTTGAACGCAATGACGAGATTTATCGCCGTCAGCGAGAGAAGAAAGAAGCGTTAGACACTCTGGAGGATTTAGATGCGATACGAGCATTTAATGTTGAGTAACGAATAGGTCGCAGTGAGTTGTTCTGGTATCTGAAGAATGAGGCTCCGGTTGCTGGCTGCAGTCGGAGGTTTATGATGTGTACTCTCACATTGTTGAAGAAATCAATTGCGCAATTGGAGAGCAGGAACGTAAGAAAACAAGAGAAAGTCTACAATCGCTTGTAGGGTGTCACTTCTTGATTTTTTCATAAATTTTATGATAAAATCAAGAAGTAAAAGTGATGGGAGAAACTTTCATGAATATGCCTCATTGTGTTCTGCATACAGGAATTGATTCGGATTTTGTACTTAGTAAACTGGGCTTTACAGAAAATGATATTCGCGATGCGTTAATGTCTGCTTTATACGAGCGACGCAAATCCAGTAAGCTCCACCCTAAAGTGGATGCTGGATTCCGCTTTTGGAGTGAGATGGTTGCCGCGCTTCGCCGTATTCTGATTGGTAAGGGTAACGGCTGGTCTTCTGAAGTAGTCAATCGCATGGAAATGGTCGTTAATTCAAGCAAAGGGGTTAATCTGATTATTACCTCAGGTGACGGACATACCGGGCGTCCTGATGGATTGCCTAAAACCAAAAATGCAAAGGGAGAGGCAACTCGCTCGATTGTTCACAACAATCCGGGTACATTCGATATGTTCCAAGCAGATACCTTACATTCAGGCAAAGCTGAGATCACGCCGATAGATAGCACCCGAACTTATATCGTTCTGTATTATTATGATGCGGCAAATAAAGAAATTCGCTGTGAGGTGTCGTATCCGGTAGGGATGGTGAATCAGGACGGATTTGCCAGAGTAAGCGCGTGGAGTGAGCGAATTATTTTAGCTCCTCTGCAATTTGAAGGTGCGGATATTTTCCCTGAACAGGATTTTGATGATGACATATCAATTTCAGTTGAAAGCAAATGA